TACAATCAATGGCTAATCAGCATATTGACAAAAAACAACATTAGTGATATAATTATATTATGAAATACAATGAAGATAAAATCTTAAAAGAGATTGGTGAATATATTAAATCAACTTATGGCCAACACTATTCAAGTGATCAAAAAGGCTTTCAAGTTTTAGATTTACTTAAAACATTAAAGATCGGAAAAGATTTCTGTCATGCTAACGCAATTAAATATTTGTGTAGATATGGCAAAAAGAATGGACACAACCGTGCCGACCTGTTGAAAGCGGTACACTATGTTATACTATTATTAAATTATGATAAGGAGATGAAATGAAAATAAGTGATAATACAATTAGTATATTAAGAAATTTTAGTGATATAAATGCTAATATACTATTCAAACCTGGTAAAAAACTATCTACGGTTTCAACTATGAAAAACATTATGGCAGAAGCCAATGTTGAAGATGAATTTGAAACTGAATTTGGTGTATATGATTTGCCAGAGTTTTTAAGAGCATTAGATTCTTTTACACAACCTGTATTGAATTTCAATGGTTCTGCAAACCTAAAAATACAAGATGAGAAATCTAGTTTATCAGCAAGATATGCTTTTGCTGAAAAATCTACATTAAGATATCCTTCTAAATCTATAACAATGCCAGACAAAACGGTATCGTTTTCATTAAAGAATGATGACTATGAGTCTGTTAAAAAGTTATATACTAATTTAAGTCTACCTGATATTGCCTTTAAAGGTGAGGGTGGCAAAATTAAATTAGTTGCATTAGATAAGAAGAATAGCAACTCTAACGAATCGTCTATCGTTGTAGGCGAAACAGATATAGAGTTTACTGCATATATCAAGGCCGAGAATATGAAGATTATTCCTGGTGATTATGATGTTGCATTATCAAAAGCAAAGATTGCTCACTTCATAAACAAGAAGGTACAAGTACAATACTGGATCGCTTTAGAAGCTGACTCAACATTTTAAGGTTGTTATATGTCAGATTTTCTATGGGTTGAAAAATACCGTCCACGAAAAATATCAGATTGTATCCTTACCGAAGATTTAAAGAATACTTTTTCTAAATTTCTTTCCCAAAAAGAAATACCAAATCTTCTCCTTTCAGGCACAGCAGGTACGGGCAAGACAACGGTTGCTCGTGCCTTGTGTGAAGAACTAGGTGCTGATTATATAATCATCAATGGTTCAGATGAAGGTAGACACATTGATACTTTACGAACTACAATCAAAAACTTTGCGTCTAGTGTATCATTAGACGGTGGTTCTAATCACAAAGTAGTTATTATAGACGAGGCAGATTATATGAACGCTGATAGTGTTCAACCTGCGTTGCGTAACTTCATTGAAACGTTTTACAAGAATTGTAGATTTATATTTACTTGTAACTTTAAAAACAAAATCATTCCTGCATTACATAGTCGTTGTACCGTTATTGATTTTCGTATCACAAATGGTCAGAAAGTCAAAACTGCTACTGCATTTCTAAAAAGACTAGGTACATTATTGAAGGAAGAGAATATAGAGTATGATAACAAAGTACTTGCTGAACTAATACAAAGACATTATCCAGACTTTAGAAGAACTATCAACGAATTACAAAGATATTCTGTAAGAGGTAAGATAGATAGTGGTATACTTGTATCTATGTCAGAAATCAACAATAAACAATTGATTTCATTTCTAAAAGAGAAAAGGTTTGGCGATATGAGAAAATGGGTTGTTCAAAACCTTGATAAAGATCCATCTTCTTTGTTTACTGGTATCTATGATATTCTATACAAACATTTACAACCTCAATCTATCCCTGCAGCCGTATTAACAATCGCCGATTACCAATATAAATCAGCGTTTGTGGCTGACCACGAGATAAATATGGTTGCGTGCCTGACACAAATCATGGCAGAATGTAAATTTAAATAGAGTAAAGAAATATAAAATGGCAAGAAGAACATTATTAAGAAGATTGATAGTGAGATGTAGAATGCTTTGGGCAGATATAAGAGGTCATCACGGTAAAGTTTGGGATTATGAACCAGGCGATTACTATATGGGTTCTCATAAAGGTCACAAGAAACATGAACGAAAACACTAACAATAGGGCCGCTTTAGCTCAGCTGGTAGAGCAACTGATTTGTAATCAGTAGGTCCGCGGTTCAAATCCGTGAAGCGGCACCAGAAATTATATTATGATAGAATACAAATTATCTGATTATCTCAATGCACTTAACTGGACAAAAGTTAATTTGCTAGACGGAGATGATTTGACTTGGGAAAAGAAGTACCCACCATACGTCATTAATCGTTGTTTATCACAGCACGTTGACGCTATAATGATGGCAAATGAGATGAATATACGTCACAGCCTCACCAAACGTTTACAATTTCACTTTCTACTAAATAGTATTCGTAAGAGAAAAAGATTTGGTGGCAAGTGGACGACAACTGCTAAATCTAAAAATTTAGAGTATGTAAAAGAATATTATGGTTATAGCAATGCAAAAGCAAAGATAGCCCTTGACATACTGGATAAGAAACAATTGAATCTTATTAAGGAAAAACTTGATAAGGGTGGGAGAAAAAAATGAGTGACGAGAATTTTAATTGGTCACCTGAGCAGATGTTAGAGGTTACACTCAAACAGCCAGATGACTTTCTAAAGATTAGGGAAACCTTGTCCCGAATAGGTGTTGCAAGTCGTAAAGATAAAACTTTATTTCAAAGTTGCCACATACTACACAAACAAGGCAAATATTACATAGTACATTTCAAAGAACTTTTTGCTTTAGACGGTAAGAAAGCTACGTTGGTTGAGAATGATGTTCAAAGACGTAACACAATATCAGTTTTATTACAAGACTGGAACTTATTATCTATAGTCAAACCAGAGGCTGCTGAAAACAAAGCACCTTTATCACAAATCAAAATTATTGCTTTCAAAGAGAAGAACGAATGGAATTTGCAAGCAAAATATAACATCGGCAAGAAACAATCAACTGAAGAAAATAAAACTGAATAGGAGTATATTATGATTAGATTGTACAGACTCTCATCTGGAGAGGACGTAATAGGTACGCCAGTAGATAGCGATAGAGCAGATCACGTGGCACTTAAAAAACCTTTTGTGTTAATACCAATGCAAGGACAACCAGGCAAACCTATGCAAATAGGATTTCATCCTTACATACCTTATACAAAAGATGAAGTTATACATATTAAAGAGGCAAATATAATTACTGACACTACACCAGACGACAATATGATTGGTGCATATCAACAAAATACAGGTCAGATAGTTACACCTAAAGCAAAACTGATTACGTAATTGACATTTTTGTCTTTTAATGTTATAATAGAATATGAATTTGGCGAGTAGTTTTTATACAAATGTTGTAGAGCATAAAGGTAAGCTTCTTATAAGAGGTGTCAATAACGGACAATCTTATTTAAGTCGTATCAATTATAGTCCTACATTATTCCTTCCTACAAAAGAACAATCAAAATTTAAAACACTAGACGGCACTAATCTAAAAGAAAAGCGATTTGATTCTATATCAAAAGCAAAACATTTCTATAGTGAGTATGCCTCAATACCAGAGTATAAAATCTTTGGTATGAATAGATACAACTATCAATACATCGCTGACGAATACAAAGGCGATATGAAATGGAATAAAGATTACATAAAAATATTCACACTTGATATTGAAACTACTTGTGAAGATGGCTTTCCTGATCCCGATACTGCAAAAGAAAAAGTTATTTGTATTACTATAAAAAATCACAGCAACAAACAGATATTAACATGGGGTACAGGTGACTTCATTTCTAAAAAGGCAAACGTAACATATGTAAAATGTCAAAACGAAAAACATATGTTGTTAGAGTTTCTAAAATTCTGGTGTAAGAATCATCCTGATATATTGACAGGTTGGAATGTAAAGTTTTTTGATTTACCTTATCTTATGAATCGTATGAGATTTATGTTTGATAATGATACAATTAATAAAATGTCGCCATGGAATTATGTCAATGCAGATAGAATACAATTTGGTCAAAAGAACCAACAATTCTGGAATATACTAGGCGTATCTGTATTAGATTATTTTGATCTGTATAGAAAGTTTACATATGTCCGACAAGAAAGTTATAAACTAAATTACATTGCCAAAGTAGAACTAGGCGAATCTAAATTAGATAATCCATATGAAACATTTAAAGACTTCTATACAAAAGATTATCAAAGGTTTGTAGAATATAATATACAAGACGTTGAACTTGTTGATAGATTAGAAGATAAGATGAAACTGATTGAGTTATGCTTGACTATGGCATACGATTACAAAGTTAATTATACAGATGTTTATTCACAAGTAAGATGTTGGGATACA